GGTCGGCTCACGCACCGCGCCCAGTTTGCTCAGGGACGCGGCGTCGCCGTCGGCCAGGTCGAAGACCACGCCCGGAGGCGTGACCACGGCGGGGCCTTTCGGATCGGGCCGATGATGAATCGTGTGGATCGAGAAAACCTTAGCCATTGTCGCCCTTCCTGTTTGAATCCCCCGGCCGCATAGCCGGGGGATCGTCTCATCTCCTTCGCGCGGCGTCAGAAGCCGACGACGGTCGCCTTGAACGTGGCGTTCGGATTGACCGGGACCATCAGCGGGGCCGACTGGTGGAGGATGTTCTCCACCGCCGGATCGCCGGTCTCGAGCCAGTTGCGCGGGAAGATCGGGAGCGCCTGATACTCGGCGAACGGATCGATGATCGCCCCGAAGCAGCGGAAGCCATGAATGGCCTCGGCGCTCGAGGTGAAGACCACGTCGTTCGGGCTCATCAGGGGCGTCTCGGTCCCGTCGTCGGCGACGTAGGAGTCGCGGTAGAGCCACAGTTCGAGCATCGGCCCACCAGCGCTGCCGACGAAGAGATCGCCGACCTTGACCACCTTCTCGGACCCGATGATCCCACGATCCACCGCCGCCGTAACGGGGAAGAACTTGTTCATCGCATCCTTGATCTCGGCGTCCTTACGCATCACCGCCCAGGCCGCAGATCCAAGCGTGATCCGGGTCGGGAAGCCGCCGAAGCCGCCGACCGGGTAGATCATCAGGTCGCAAACCGACTGGATGAAATCCATGATCGACACGTTCGAAGCGCCCCATTGGGTCGAGGAGGAGAGCGCCACGGTCTGGCCGGCGTCGCGGGCGAAATCGAGTTGCACCGCCGGATATTCCTCGGTGCCGCCGATCGTCACCTTGCCGTCGATGATCGCCCGCGCAGCCAACCACTCCCAGCGCCGCTCGATCACCCGAACGTGCTGGACCGTCATCGCCGCCCGGAGGGCTTCGCGCCGCGCCATCGGCCCCAGAACCGAGGGGTCGAGCATCGCGTCGATGCCGGGGATCTTGGTCAGGATGCGGGTCGGATCGATCGCATCCTTGACCTTGATATAGGCCGGCTTAAAGCGGGTCGCGGTCGACTGGTCGGTATAGACCGGCTTGCCGGTTCCCAGCGGACGCACGAACGGCGCCAGACGGCGGTTGAGGACCGGCAGTTTTTCGAAGTCGATGTATTCGTCCGTCGAGTTGACCTCGTTGGCGAACATCGGCAACCAATAACTGAACGCCGGGATGACGTTGCGCATGACTCCGATCGACTTGCGAAGCGACCAGAGTTCATACGGGTTCGAAGTGACGACGGTCATTTCTCAGTCCTTTCTGTTCTTGGGGCTACCGGCCGCTGCACTCAGACGTCAGACTGACGCTTGCGGACAGTGATCGTGGTGGGGGTCGGCGCGCCGCGAAAGGCATGGAGCTTGTCGCTGTCGGCCACGAAAGAGGCGTCGAACGTCAGGCCACGCAGACTGAAGCAACCGGAATACCAGACCGGGCAACTCTCCTGGTCGTCGCCGACCACGGTCGTGATGTTCTGGGTCATCACGCCCAAAGCCTGGATGCCCGCCGTCGCGGTGACGAGCGTCTCCACGGTGACGTTCAGTTCGGCTCCGGTGAGGCTCGCGCCCGTAACCGGTTCGACCGCCGGGGTGGTCGGGGCCACGGTGTAGGAGCCCTCGACGGTGATCGAATTGACCGCCGTGATCGCGCCGCCGGCGATGGTGACGCTGGCCTGGAACTTGGTTCCGGTCCCGGTCGTGCCGGTCACGGTCGCGGGTCCGTTGGTCCCGCCGGTTCCACCAGCCGCGACGCTCGCGCCGGAGACGAAATAGGTGGTCGCCTCCGAAACGGTCGCCGGGACGATCTTGCCGCGCGCGTTGAGGCCGACGACCTGGCCGATCACGAGGGTCTGGTTTTCCTCGATCGTGAACGGATAGGCGGCCAGTTCAGGCTCGCCGCCGGCCAGCAGCCAGGTCTGGAGCCAGGTGTCGAGTTGCTCGTAAACGGCAAGCCCGACATCAGAGTAGGGAACGGGACGATTGGTCATGGGGTCTGTCCTCTAGGGGGATTGATGGGAATGGCTGAGCGTCAGCGACGGAACCCGGGGAGGCTGATCCCCTTCACCAGCGCCATCACATCGGCGCCGTCGTCCTTCTTCGCCTCGTCGCCCGCGTTGCCCTCGGAGGTGATGCCCGCGCCGCCGCCGGTGACGGCCATCGCCGCGGTGAGCGCGTCGACGGTCGCAGCCTTGGCCGCTTCCGGCTTGGCCTCGGCGGCGAGCTTGGCGAGGAAGGCGCTGGCGCTTTCGACGCTCAGATCGGTGTCGAGGGCGGCGGCGAGGGCGGCGACGGGGCGCTCCTTGCCGGCGTCAGAAGCGAGGATCGCCTGGATGCGAGCCTTCTCGGCCGCAGCCCCTTCGGTTCGCCCGGTGACAACGCCTTCGGCGCGACCGGCGATCAGACCCTCGTCGCGAGCGGCCTGCAGGGCGGCTTGAGCGGAGGTGTCCGCCGCGGTCTTGTCAGTCATTTCGGTATCTCCTTCAGACGGGTTTTCGAGATCCGCCGCGAAGGCGGCGAGGGCGTCGTCGAGAACGCCGATGGAATCGGCGAGCCCGTTGGCGACGGATTCCTGGGCGGTGAAAGTCTGGGCCTCGGTGTCGCGCACCGCCTTCGGATCGAGGCCGCGATTACGCGCGACGATGGCGACGAACTCCTCATAGAGGGCGTCGATCCGGGTCTGCATCCGCGCCTCGACGCTCGCCGGGAGCGCCTGGTAGGGATTGCCGTCGATCTTGTGCGAGCCCGCGAAGACGAAGGTGTATTTCACCCCTTGCTTCTTCAGCGCCGCCGAGATGTCCATGTGGCCGGTGACGACGCCGATCGAGCCGGTCCCGCCGGTGCGCGAGACGGTGATCGAGTCGGCGACGCTGCCCACCGAATAGGCGGCCGAATACATCGCTTCGACCGCATAGGCGCGGATCGGCTTGGCCCCGCGCATGGTGAACATCTTATCGACGAGGTCGAAATTGCCGGCGACCGCACCGCCCGGGGAATCGACGACGAGAGCAATCCCCTTGACGTTGGCGTCGTCCATCCCGCGCTCGAACGCCTTGGCGATATATTCGTAGCCAGTGGCGTAATCGAACAGTTGATAGGGGAAGTCGTTGAGCAGGACCCCGCGGACCGGGATCATCAGCACCCCGCCGCGCACGACGTAGGGCCGGATCGAGGCCAGGAAGCCGTCGGAATTCTTCGGCCAGAAGTCGTCGTTCTCCGCCGCCGCAGCCCGCGCCTTCGGCTCATCGAAGGTGGTCGCGAGCATGTGCAGGCAGTTTTCGAACCGCGCCTGTTGCTCAGGGGCGACAAGCGAGGGTTGCGAGCCGGCGAAGCGCGCCAGCCAGGGGTTGGCGTTGACGGTCATTGGGCCGCCTCGACTTCCTGGCCGGCGTCGACCGACCCTTCGCCGGGCTCCTTGTTGCGGGTCGCGCCGGTCGTGGCGTTCGCCATGTCGGAGGAGATGTTCTGGAGGATTCCGCGCGCATTGCGCTCGGCTTGCTCGCGCTGGATCTGGGCGAAGACCTTGCGCCAGTCCTTGCCGAAGCGGCCGAGTTCATCCTCCCAGGTCGAGAGACCGAACAGAATCCGCTGGATCGCGGCCTGGGTTTCCTTCAACTCGTCGATCTGGCCGCGCCCGGCGCCGATCCAGTCGCAGGCGGTATAGGCGTCGGCGTTCAGTCCCTCATAGAAGGACGGCCGAACCTTGGGCATGGAGGTGATGTCGCCCTTGTTGATCGCCTCCTCGAGCCAGAGGCGATAGACCGATGAGGCGAAGCGGTCGGCGACCATCTTCTTGCGCGCCTTGAAATGCTTGGCGGTCTCATTCATCGCCGCGCGCACGGACGAATAGTTGGTCTGCGAATAGTCCTTCGACAATTGCTCGTAAGAAACGTCGAGCGCCGAGGCGATATAGCGCAGGAGCGACTGTTCGAACTCGCCGCCCAGGGGTCCGCCGGGACCGGCCGGGTTGAGCTTCAGCTTCGTGCCGGGGAAAAGGTGAGGAACCTTGACCCCGTCGATGGCCATGTTCTTCGCGCCGCCGGCGTATTCATGGATCGCGCCCAGGAAACCGGAAGCGAAATGCTCAATCGCGTTGCGGACCTCGACCTCGCCGACATTGCCGCCGCCAAGCGCGGTGAAGACGCTGTCGGCCGGCAGGTCGCTCTCGATCGTCGCCGCGTAGGTCGCGTTCAGGACCGCGTTCTGGAGGACCACGTCGCGGAACTTCTTGGTGATCCGGATTTCCTTGAGCGCGCTCACCATGGCCGAGATGCCGCGGCTCTGGTCGGCGCGCAGTTGCTCGATCACATGAATGACCTGCAGCCGGCCCCAGGGCTTGCGGATCGGGACCCGCTTCCACGACGGGACGATGGAGAACATCCCGAAATCGGCCGGATGGCGCGTGCGGATATGGTAGGCGATCGGCG